GACGATCAGCACGGTACTGGTGGATTGCTGATTTCTCCTCAGCTTATTTGGTCCCGCATGAAGAGCTGGGGCGGTTATCAAGTCGCGGAAATCGTTGCGATTGCAGGTCAAGGCAATATGGCAAAGCCTGAGCTTGCAGGTATTTTCCTTGGGAACAACGCACTAGACGGAATTTACGAAAATTATTTTGACTTCTACTGGAACGGCGGCTTTGAAGCTCAAGGCGCTGGAAGTCGATTGCGTGCTTATAACCGGAGGTATGGAAATCTTGCGATTGACGGCAACCGCGATAATCCTGGCATTAACGGAAGTGATCAAGCGTTTTACGCTCCAACCAGACAGGGCGCTGCACAGCCTGCTTTCTGCGGCAGTTTTACACCAACTTCTCAGACTCGATTCGGTGTGTATTCTGGCATCCCCAATGGAACGCCATTTAGACCTGACTGGAAGATTTTTTCAGTATTAAAAGACTGGACCAAAGAACAACGTGATAAAGCAGTAAGCGAACAGCGAAAATATGTTGACGGTTATTTAATGAAAACTCACCCCTACGGCAACGGCGATCTTTATAGCGGACAAACAAAAGCGGGAATGCCTGGTACGGGCGTTAACTACGCTCGACACGTAGGCGTAGTTGAGCACATTAATACAAACGAAATAAGCACTTTTGCTGAACACACGATTCTTGACACTAAATATTCAGCTAGTTCTACACTTCAAAAATGGGGCAATCTCACAAAAACAGTAGAAGTAAATGTAGGGGATAAAATTGTTATTCTACTTGGAAAAGGAAGGCAGAAGTCTGATGCATTTGCTGGAATTGGAAGTGAGCTTCCTGTTGACCTCAGCGACATTCGCTCAACGTTAGATAGTGAAGTGCAGCGTTACGACCAAATGCTGTCCATGGGAGCAACGTTTATGATCGGTCGATCTACGTGGGAAGTTATTGATAGACCTTCCGAGCGTTACGACCCAGAAATCCATTCAGCTAGTGGATACAGAATCACCTTGCGTTGCCTAGAAGGCTGGAGCCGCAACCAAAGAAAAATTGGCATTGTTGATAAAGCTGCTATTAGCCAAGAAAGGTACTTGCCTTTTTCTGACATTGAGGAATCCTTCTATCCAATCTTGAAGTATGAGATTGGAACGTTTCAGAATACTCGCGCTTGCGATGTGACGGAGATCGGAATCAAATCTCAAGTCTGGACAAAATTTAGCAACCTCACAAACTTTAATACGTTGCCTGCTCCCGGAATTATGGCGCAGTACAACGAAGAGAATATCAGCTTAACTGAAGGGAAGATGACAATGTTCTCAAGGAGGATTTCCTTGTTTGCATTAGACGTTCGCTATAGCGATAACACTAACTTTACTGAAAACAATGCAAACAATGGGTGGGTAAATATCGGCCCTTACTTGTTTGCTGTTATAGGTAACGCGCCCATAGACATCTACTCGTCTATCCGGGTCACTCATCCAAGTCGAACTCAATTAGAGTACAGGTTACGCCCATTTAACAGCGCAATCCCAACGCAGCAAAGCTCCGGCGCTGAGAATGTTTTCGTTCTTGACGGCGGCAAGACACCACAACAAAGCTGGACATCTGATACATACCTTGGCAGATTTAGCATCAGCGGTCGCGGTTACTTTGCAAAGCCTCGTGATATTTTCACGCATCCGCAAATGGCAGTTGTGCCTGAGCTTATTTATGACGGGGATGGGAAAATCAATCTTGTCTATGGCGAATGGGTTCCTAGCGGCTTAACTGTCCAGCTTGAAAGCGTAACTTCCAGAGACACTTCAAGCAGCTACCAGACAGGCGACCCGATTAGAGAAAATACTTTAAGCAATATTATGTCAATTTTCTTTGGGCTAGATCCGTATTTCAATAACCCCGAATTGGCTGTCGGTGAACGTAGAACAAAGAGCAATTGGACTTATTCTTCAGGCGGCAGAAGCGTAAACATGGAGCTTACGGTCGAGGTATATCGGCGGGATTACGATCACACTCCTCGCAATAAATGGTGGAAAATTGTCGGCACTAGGGTGGTTGATACGACAGGTAACTGGGCAACTGGCGACACGTTTGAAAAAAATGCAAGAAACGTAAATGGAGTGCAGTTTGCCTTCAGGTATAGCGTTGAACCGCTCTTTGTCTACCAAGAAAACGACACACCGCGCACTGCGACAAGAATTTTTGAGCGTTACAGCGGCATTGCAGAAGTGTCGCATTATGGGGATTTGGTTAGCCGTAGCTGTGATGACTCTCCAGAGCATGAGATTATTTACGTAAACGAAACGCTGGATGAAGAGATCCCGGTCAACTATGACGGCTGCGCAATAGCGGGCTTAAAACTGAAGTCGAGCGAAAACTTTACTCAACTCGACCAGCTTCGCTGCTATTTGAAAAACGGCATCGAGGTGGAACGTCTTCTCGATAACGATACGGGGCCTAGCAACCTGCTCACAGATTTGCTCTGGTATCTTGTTACCGACAAAGATACAGGCGCTGGCGAAATTATAAATTCAGCTCTGGTTGATCGTGAGGCACTTGTAAATACTGCAAAATACCTACGTGCCAACCGTTTGTTCTGGGACGGATCCATTTCCGAGCCAGTAAATCTACGCACTTGGCTGGCAGCAACGGCTCCAAGTGTATTGTGCTTCACAAGCTTGAAGAACGGAAGACTTGCGCTTGAGCCTGCACTTCCATATCACGCAGACGGAGTTATCGACACAACAAATCCAATCCTTATTTCCGCCATGTTTACTGAAGGAAACATGCTTGAGGATAGTCTTGAGATTGACTGGTTAGAACTTGAAGAACGCAAATTATTCCAATGCGCGATCATCTTTAACATTTCACGTCCGAATCAATTCCCTGAGCAAAGAACATTGATTGCTCGATACACAGACGTTGCCAACAGCACCGAGCTTCCTATCGAAGAATTTGATCTACCACATATCAATAGCATTGAACACGCACAGCGGGTTGCTCGTTACTTCCTCGCAGTTCGTCGGTATCAGACGCACACGATCACATTTAAGACACTGCCATGGGGACTGAACTTGGAGCCAGGCAAGTTTATCCGCGTGGCAAGCGAGATGAGCCCTTATCGTCCTGACAACAATGGAATCGTTGACGATCAGGGCAATGTGACTGCTGTTAACGCACTTGCTGACGGCAGCTACTCGGTTTACTACTGGGAGCGGAGCAGTACAAGCATCGAAGAAGGCACGCTTGAAATCAGAGGAGGCAAAGCCACAGAGCTGTTTAACAGTGTATTTTCGGTTAAGGCTGGTTCGTACGAAAGCTCGCAGATTTATCAGATCGAGGCTCTCGACGTTGACCAAGACGGTATCGTCACAATTAAAGCAAGTAATTACCCGGTAGACTCAAGCGGACGAAGTTTGCTAGCCATCGATGCACTGGGTTTCAGCGGTAATGTGGAATTTATAGGAGGAGGTGACGAGTAATGGCGTTTCCGAGCCACGAGCCAACTGGCCGAACCTTTGACGCTGGCGACTATACATACAAAACCTTCACGTCACAGTCAGGTAAAGAGGTCCGTATTCTTTACGGGGATAAGCGCACTGGCATGACACTGCGGCTGGAGTATACAAATATTGCGGACACGGCAGCGGATGATTTTATCACTCATTACGACGAAGTAAAGGGAGGCTTTACCACGTTTACGTTGCCGTCTCAATTTAGAACTGGGTGGGGAGGTAGCGCAGCCGCTATTGATGTAACAGTAGGTAATAAGTGGCGGTACGCAGCCCCACCATCCGTTGCTTCAGTGCGTCCTGGCATCTCCAGCGTTACAGTTGAGTTGATCGGAGTGCTCTGATGTCAAAGGTCTATACAGGTAGAGACGGTAAGCTGCTGATCGACGGCACCGAGCAAATAAAAGTGACCAATTGGTCGCTCACTGGAGCGTTAGAGGTTTTGGAAACCACAACGCTTGGCGATGACCAGCGTTCTTACGCTCCGGGCGTGCAAGAATTTAGCGGCAGTGCCGCACTGTTGTATTACAACGACGATGGTCGTAATGATGCCGCAACTGCACTAAAGAAAGTTTTGAAGATTGCAGGTGTTAGCAGCACTGACACAGTGGATCTCCGTTTGCGCCTGGTCGAAGGTAACACCAACCATGATGTTCGCCTCACTGCATACGTCACGAGCGTGACTTTCGGAGCAAGTGTAGGTGAAGTTAGCTCTGCGCAGATTTCGTTCCAGGGCACTGGTGCGTTGACCGGAGTGACAATCTGATGGGCGTTTATCTAGGAAACATCGGAAGCATAGAGATCAAGCGAAAATCGCTTGAGGGCTCAAAAGATTCAATAGTAAACAGTTCTGATGTCAATGCAGACAGGAATCGATTTAGTTTTGACTTTGAAGATGGATATTTAATTACAGGCGATCTTGTCGAGATCGCTTCAACTGATGGCACTAATCTTGACTTTATCAATGCATCCGGCTGGGCGAATAACACGGTGCAAACTAGCGGCAATTGGTATGCGTTTATTGACGAGCTTGGGGGCGTAAAACTTTACGACAACTTCGACGACAGCCTAGAAGGAAGCGTTGACGGACTTGTGCCGCTAGCAACCATTTCGCGTGCAATACCAATCCGCGTAACGATTCGAGATAGAGATTACCGGCTGCTCGCCTGCATCAACGACTATGAATTAAATACTTCGCGTGAAACTGTTGATATAACTGTTTTGAGCGATGAGCACAGACAGCAATACAGTTCTCTCATCAGCGGCAGCGGTAGATTGGCTGCCGAATGGGATTACGTAAACAATGCCGGTCGAGAGCCGGCACATTATCTTTTACAGCTAATTTTACGCACTGAGATCGGTTCTTCATTTCATGCAAAATTTTACATAAAATCAGCAGATACCTCTGCTGTTGCTGGTGATTTTGATGCAACTCAGACAAATGATTCCCTGTGGTGGGAGTTTGATGCAATTATCACAAATTCTGCGACTGCGTTTAGGTCTGGTGAGATCATTGATACCAATATTGAGTTCGTGACGACAGGGCCGGTAAGGCTTAAAGCCAGAACTCAGCCATATAGACGCCTTCTTCAGGAAAGCGGTGACAAGATTGCCCTTGAGCAAGATGCCAGTTCCTTTATCCTGCTTGAAGAGCCCGATTAGGCTTAAACTAAGTCTATTGGTGTCCACGATTCGCGAGTCACGGCATGGCCGACCTTAAAATCACAGAATTGGCCTCGCTTGCGGGCGCTGATCTTGCTGCAGCCGATCAACTTGCAATTGCCGACTCTAGCGCCAGCGAAACCAAACGCATTACGGTCACTGATCTAGTTGGCAACGCCACCACACTGATTGCAGACGCCACCATCCCCGGCGCAAAAATTCTGTTCGGCAGCCAACAGGTCGCTGGATCTGCTCTAGTAAACGGGGCTGTTGATACTACGCAACTTGCAGATGATGCAGTCACTGCAGCCAA